AGGACGGCTCGGGTGCCTACATCTGGCAGCCGGCTTTCCAGATGGGCCAGCCCGACATGCTGCTCGGTCACCCGTGGATCGAGAACCCGGACATGGCCGACCCGGCGGTCAACGCCAAGTCGATCATTTTCGGCCACACCCCGTCGTACTTCGTGCGCCAGGTGCGTGGCGTGGACATTGCACGGTCGGACGAGTTCGCCTTCTCGGCGGACCTCGTCACCTTCCGGGCGACGCTGCGCATCGACGGTGACCTGCCGCAGACCGGTGCGGTGAAGTTCTTCGTCGGCGGCACCGCCTGACGAAGCCGATCGTGACCGGCTGGGGGCAGCTCCCGACCCCCAGCCGGTCACACCTCGGGACTTCGGGAGATTCGGGAGGGAAGAAATGGGGAACCATGCGCGTCGTGTTCAGAGGGGTGCCGGTCGAGTTACCGGACGTGGAAGCGGAAGCGCTGGTGCGGGCCGGTCAGGCGTACCTGTACGAGACGGTGGTGGTGCCCCCAGCGTCATCTCGCCGCGGATCTGCTGGCACTCCAACGCCCCGTGGGCGGCGACCGGGTACGGCACGCAAACCGCCCAGGTCGTCCGGCGGCTCCGCGACCGCGGGGTAGACGTAGCGATCTCAGCGAACTACGGGCTGCAAGGCACCGTGTCCGCTTGGGAAGGGGTGCCGGTGTTCCCGCAAGGGTTCGACGGGTACTCCAACGATGTGATCGTCGCCTACTGGGAAGACTGGGCGCACCGCAACCTGTCGGCACCGACGGCGCTGGTCACCCTGTTCGACGTGTGGGTGTACAAGAACCCTCGGATCGCTGAGATCCCGCTTGTCGCATCATGGGTGCCGGTTGACCATCTGCCGGTCCCACCCGACGTGCGGGTGTTCCTCGAACGGTCGAACGTGCTGCCGGTCGCCATGTCGCGATACGGGCATGACGTGATCCGCAGGGCAGGCCTCGACCCTGCTTACGTGCCGCACGCTGTCGAGGCGGTGTTCCACCCGACGGCCGAGGTGACCGGGGTGTCGGGCCGCCAGGTGATCGAGGTGGACGACGACCGGTTCGTCGTCATGGTCAACGCCGCGAACAAGGGTGTCGCCCCGACCCGCAAGGCGTGGGGCGAGAACATGTTGGCGGTGGCGGAGTTCATGCGCCGCCACGACGACGTCGTCCTGTACCTGCACACCGATGTCCTCGGCGCAGCCGGTGGCATCAACCTTGAGAAGCTGATGACCGCGACCGGTGTCGACCGGTCACGGGTGCATGTGGTCGACCAGTACGCGTACCGCAACGGGATCGCACCGGTCACCCTTGCCGCCCTGTACACGGCAGCCGACGTGCTGCTCGCCACGTCGATGGGTGAAGGGTTCGGTATCCCAACCATCGAGGCGCAGGCGTGCGGGACACGGGTCATCGTGTCCGACTTCGCTGCGTCACCGGAGCTGGTCGCCGACGGGTGGGCGGTGACCGGTCAGCCGTACTGGGATGCACCGCAGAACGCATGGTTCTTCCTGCCGCACGTCGAACGGATCGTTGACGCCCTCGAGGATTCGTACAGCGCACGTGAACGAGACGGCCGGCATTCGCAGCAGGCCGTCGACGGGATGGCCGGCTACGACGCCGACCGGGTGTTCGACGAGCATTGGGTGCCGTTGCTGGCCCGCATGCACGACACCATGACCGCCACGGTCGCAGGATGATCGTCGACGCGTTCATGCTGCGCGACGAGCTTGACATGCTCGAAGCACGGCTCGTCGAGCACGACGACCTTGTCGACCTGTTCGTCATCGTCGAAGGTGAACGCCGGTTCGGTGACGGTGCCCGCAAGGAACTGTGGCTGGCCAACACCTGGTCACGGTTCTCGCGATGGGCGCACAAGATCATCCACATCCCCGTCAAGTACGGGGAATACCCGGACGGTGACGGCTGGGCACGCGAGCACTACCAGCGGTCACGGGTCGTCGACGGCCTCACCGGCCTGCACCCCGACACCTTGGTGGCGTTCGGTGACGTCGACGAGTTCCCCGACCGGTCGCAGTGGGGGACGGTCGGCACCGTCGGATTCCACCGGCACATGGTGTACGCACCGAACCTTGAGCACCCGTTACGCGAGTACGGGACCGTGATGACCACCGTCGCCGGCATGGGTGACCCTGCGCACGTCCGCATCGAACGGGCCCGCAACACCCCGCACCACGGCGGGTTCCACTTCTCGTGGCATCCCGGTGAGGAGACGCTGGCAGCCAAGACGGTGTCGTCGTCGCACACCGAGTTCGCCCACTTGGACGCCGACATGGGGCGGCAACGGCGGCGCTCACATTGGGATGACCAGCCGCTCACACAGGTCGAACCTGACAGCAGCTGGCCGGCATGGTTCCACAGCAGCTGCCCCGGGTGGTGGTGGGCGTGATCGACGCCGTCATCGTCCCGACCCTGAACCAGACCGACCGCCTGTTCCGGCTGCTCGACTCGATCGACGCACCGGTCGGCGAACTGGTCGTGATCGACAACGGGCTCCGCTGGCCACGCGGCCACCGGCTCCATCTGCCGGTGGTGCGACACGCCCAACACCAGACACTGGTCGAACTGCCCGGCAACCTCGGTGTCGCCGGCGCATGGAACCTCGGCATCAAGACGACACCGTGGGCGTCACGGTGGCTGATCGTCAACGACGACGCCTGGTTCCCTGAAGGCGCCCTCGCCGAACTCGACCGACTGTCGTCATCGACGGCGGTCACCCTGTCAGCGGCAACACCGCCCTGGTCATGCTTCGTGCTCGGCTGCGACGCCGTCGCACAGGTCGGATTGTTCGACGAACGGTTCCACCCTGCCTACTTCGAGGACACCGACTACGAACGCCGCTGCCATATCGCTGGTATCGAAGTCGTGTCCACCGCTGTCGACGTGCATCACGACAACAGCTCAACCCTTGCGTCGGGTGTCGGACGTGGCGACACCTACATGGACAACCTTGACCTGCATCACCGCAAGGCGATCGACAGCGACACCTCATGGGGTTGGGATTTGACCCGACGCCGCAACCTTGGATGGGAGAACGATGCACGCTGAAGCACTCGCCTTCTGCAACCGTTACGCATCGGCCGACCCGGTGCGTGTCGTCGAGTTCGGTGCCCGCGACATCAACGGCACCGCTCGCACTTTGTGGCCCAACGCCTACTGGTGGGGCATCGACATCTGCGACGGGCAGCTCGTCGACGAGATCGCCGACGCCGCCACCTGGACCGGTGAACCCGCCGACCTGGTGATCTGCACCGAAGTCCTCGAGCACGCCGAAGGGTGGCGCGACATCGTCGCCAACATGGCCGCCAACACCCGCCCCGGTGGGAAGGTGCTGATCACCGCCGCCGGCCCGCACCGCCAGCCGCACTCGGCGGTCGACGGTGGCGAGCTGCGCCCCGGCGAGTACTACGCCAACATCAACCCCGTCGTGCTGGCAGCCGAACTGAAAGCTGCGGGCCTGACCGGGATCGAAGTGTTCGACACCGGGGTCGACGTGTACGCCGCCGCCGTGAAGCCGTCGAAGGGGAAGCCGTGACCCACCTCGCCCAACTCTCCGACCTGAAAGCGGCGCTCAACATCACCTCAGGGGCACAGGACCGTGCCCTCATGCTTGCCCTTGACTCGGCGTCGCAGGCGATCGAACAGTGGTGCGGCCGCCAGTTCACCGCCGACACCACCGCCACCGCACGACTCTTCGAGGCGTCATCGGGCTGGTACTGCCCGGTCGACGACATCTCCACAACGACCGACCTGGTCATCGCGACCGACGAGAACGACGACGGCACCTACGAAACGGTGTGGTCCGTGTCGGGGTACACGTTGGAACCGTTGAATGGCAGGGTCGATGGGCAGGCGTGGCCGTACACCCGTATCCGTGCCGTCGGCGATTTCCTGTTCCCGATGACGAACCTGCGGCCCTCGGTGCAGGTCACCGCCTGCTGGGGCTGGCCCGGCGGTGTCCCATCAGCGATCGAGCAGGCCTGCCTGATCCAGGCGTCGATGGTGTTCAAGTCGTTGGACGCACCGTTCGGTGTCGCCGGGTTCGGTGACATCGGGGCGTTGCGCCTCACCCGCACCCTGCACCCCACCGCGGTCATGCTCGCCGACCCGTACCGTGTCACCTCGATCGGTGTCGGATGACCGCCACGATCGCCGAGCTGCGTGCCGCACTCGTTGACGCCCTGTCGACGGTCGACGCGTTGAACGTCCTGTCGTACATGCCAGAACAGCCGCCGGTGCCGTGCGCCGTCCTGTACCGGTCGGGCGGGTCGCCGCGCACCGACTTCGGTCGCACCTCACCGTCGTACGAGTTCACCGTCCGTGTCCTCGTGTCACGCGCCGATGCAATGTCGGCACAGGAATCGCTCGACCTGTACGTCGAGCGTGGCACCGACATGTCGATCTGGGATGCGTTGGAAACCGACGTGACCCTCGGCGGAACCTGCCACACGATCCGTTGCGGCGATGTCTCTGGAGACACCGTCGTGTTCGCCGGTGAAGTGCCGTACCTGTCGGCCGACTTCACCGTCACCGTCTACCCGGCGTAGCCGGGCTGATCCCGACGCACCCCGTGAGGGGACGTTCGGCGCGCCCTAAACAGCGCATTTACCCCACCCACCCCTCACCGAGGAGGCATACGCCAAATGGCGAAGCTCACCACCAACGACTACAAGATCACGATCAACGGGACGAACTTCTCCGACCACCTCGCCGGCATCACCCTGTCGGCAACGGTGACCGAGCAGCCGTCGACCGCGTTCGGCATGGGCTGGTCGGAGACGACCACCGGTGTCAAGTCCGCGACGGTCGCCCTGTCGTTCCACCAGGACTACGGCGCCAGCAGCGTCGACGCCACCCTGTTCCCGCTGCTCGGCTCCAACGCCACCGTCGTCGCAGCACCGACGTCGGGCAGCGTGTCGGCGACCAACCCCGCCTACACGGCGGTGTGCAAGGTCACCCAGTACAGCCCGATCGCCGGGAACTTCGACAGCCTCGCCTCGTTCGACGTGACCTGGCCGGTGAACGGCACCGTCACCCGCGGCACGGCCTGAGGCTGACCCGATGACCGGCGGCGAGCAGGCGCAGGACCTGTCCAAGGAACTGAACGTGCTCGCCGCCGGTTTGCAGGGGCCGATCCTTGACCGCGCGCTGAACGAAGTCGGCCTGTACATCAAGAAAGCCCAATACGTCGAGGACGGCATTAGGGCAACACCGGTCCGGCAGGGCAACCTTGCGGACCTGTCGATGTCAGGCTGGCGGCGTCGCTCACCGATCGCGATTGCCGGGCGTTATGACATCAAAGACGGTGCGGTCATCATCCGACCCACCCCTCGCAGTCTTGGCCTTGTCCGCGTGCTTACCGATGGACGGAACGAAGTGCAGGCTGGCGGCGAGATTGAGTACGAGAAGTCTTACCGGTCAAGAAAAACCGGTGAGATCAGCCGTCGCACCTACAAGCGCAAGGCGAAGCGCAACGTCGGTCCTTTTCCCCGCAGGAATGCATGGAACCGGATTGAGAAATCAATTGACGCTGACGCGATGAACGGCCCAGCCGAGGTGTTCATGGACGCGATCGCGAGGGAACTCAATGGCTGATCGCAAACTCAAGTTCACGCTCGATTTCCTCGCCAAAACGGCAGGGCTGAAAGATGCCTCGGCATTGCTCGCCGAGGTCGGTAGCGAACTTGACGACACTGCCGACGCCGGCAAGAAGTTCGCGGCCGCCTTGCGTGTCGCTGCTGACCGCGTCGAGTCCGACATGGACCAGACTAGGCGTGCCGCCGACCTGCTCGCCGATGCCCTCGGCCCGGACATGGCTGCCGCCGTCGGGCGCTCAAAGATCGACGAGTACGCCGCGCAGATGCGCAAGGCCGGTTTGTCGGTCGACGATGTCGAGCAGAACGTCATCGAGCTCGCCGACGGCATCCGTCGCCTGTCAGCTCCGGCCAAGTCGGCTGACCAGCTTGCCGACTCGCTGGACGACGCAGGCAACAGCGCGACCGGCGCAGCCCGTGACGTCGACAAGGCGGGCGACCGTATGTCGCGCTCGCTCAAGGGCGCGACCGACTCTGCCGACCGCCTCGACGGCAACCTGAACAAGCTCGGACAGGGACTTGTCGGCGGCCTCGCGTTCGCGCAGGTTGTCAACCTGACCAAGGAATTGGTCAAGGCAACGTCGGAGCTCGAGGACACCACCGCAGCCGCAGGTGTCACGTTCGGCGACTACTCCCAGCAGGTCGAGGACTTTGCCGAGTCGGCCGCCCAGAACTACGGCATCTCGACCCGTGCCGCACTTGACGCAGCGAACCGT